CCTGACCAGGCGCATGGCGCCCTCCGGCCGCACGATGAGCCCGCCCAGCAGCGAGGCGACGTGGCCCCTCTGCGACAACTTCTCGAGCTGCGCCACGGACCGCAGCGACCGCGGCTCGTAGATGTCCTCCTCCTTGAAGCCCTTCTCCACCAGCACGGCGGCGGCCAGGCCCGCGTCGGCGATGCGGCGGTGCGTCTTGGCCGGCGCGAGCTTGTAGCCCCGGGGGACGATGCTCTGCTTGATGGCGCGCTCCGTGAGGTAGTGCTCCAGGTCGTTTACGTAGGTCCGCAGGTGGGATGCCTTACTTAGCAGCTCCTCGATCTCGTCGTCGCCGAGCAGCGCGGCCGGCCTGAACTCCAGCGCCGAGAGCTCGTTGACGAAGTCCGACCTCGCGCGGCAGGCGTGCTTGGCGCGGCAGAACTGGCAGTGGTCCCCCGGCACGAACTCCCCCGAGCCCGCCCAGGCCTTCTTGGCCTTGGTCCTCACGAAGTAGGCGGCCCAGTCCAGCAGCCTGGCCACGGTGGTGCCGTCGGTCGTTATGCTGTCGAGCCGGGGCTGGTGGATCGTGTACTCAACCTCCTTGAGCTCCGGGTAGTCCTCCTTGAACTTGCAGTAGGCGCCAAGAGCGTACAGGCGTAGCTGCGGGTTATCCTTCGCCTCCACCGGCAGTCCGCGCCCAAACTTAAGGTCGATGACGCGTATCTTGTGCTTGGAAAGTATGACGACATCAGCAGTACCAAAGCCGTCAGGTACGTAGTCGCTGAAGTCCACGCGCTGCTCAAACAGCGGAGTGTCCCCATCGCCAATCTGGGAGCGTACGTAGAGAACGTAGCTGTCGACGTGCGACTCGAACTCCTCGGAGTGGTACGGGCCCGCCTTGATTGATTGATAAGCATTCTCATACTCCTCGGGGCTGATCTGGTTGAACTGCAGGCGTAGCTTGATCTCGGCCAGGGTGTGGGCCTCGGTGCCCTCCGCGGAGAAGTCGAACTCGCCGGGGGCGCGCTTGATCTCTGGAAGCGTCTGCTCGAGCCTGGCGCTCGGCGTGCAGGTCAGCCATCTCTTGGACGCTGAGGCGGATAGTATGGCGTGTGCTGTCATGCTGGCTTCCTTTTTAGTCGGTCAAGTCGTTGAGGTCGTATAACCACTAATGCAAAAAAGGCACCCAGTGGGTGCCTTTTTGTTGTGAGCCTAAGTGGTTGATTTACTCTTGGGCGTCCTTGAGCTTCTTGATCAGGTCGTTCACGGCGCCGGTGAAGTCCACCACCACGTCGGCCTTGAGGTCGATCTTCTGCTCGCGGGTCTCCTTGTAGTCCTGCGGGAACTGGCCCCTGAGGGCTATCTCGACGATGCGGGAGTTGAAGCCCTTGTTGTTCACGTTCTCAATGATGTCGCGCTCCCACTTCGCCTGGCTGTGGACGAGCGAGAGCGCCAGGGCCTCCGCGAAGTCCGGGTACTTCTTGGCCCAGGCGTCGGCCACGCCCTTGGTGATGCCGATCTCGGACCACATCATCTTCTGGCTGAAGCCGAGCTTGCCCATCTCGATGAGCTTGTCGCACATCTCCGGCTTGTATACGTACTTGATTCTGCTCATTATTTTTTGGCGGTCTTGGCCGATTCCTTGAACGCCTCCGCCGTGGGGGCGCCGGGGCTGCCAGGCTTTCGCATTTTCTCGCCGGAGCCCTTCTTGATGCGCTCCTGCTTTGCGTGAATATTTGCGTAAAGGCCGGGCCTGGCCGAGCCTCCCGCCGCCATCTTGGGCATGCGCTTGAAGTCTTCCATGCTGTCTCCTGGTTGTGTGGTGGAGCCGCTCGGTGTCGAACCGAGGTCCGCGGGGTTGCGCTCCGCGCCCTGGCCCGCGTCGAGTCCAGTCCGGCCCCTCTATCTACACTTATGCAGGATCCTTGGGCTTTCCGCCCTCGTCACGGGCCCTCGCGCGTGCCTTGGCCTCCGCCAGGGCCTCGTTGATGACGACCCTGGTGATGGCCCCGGCCAGCTCGTGGCGGGCCTTCTCGACGTTCTCCTTGTTGCTGACGCCGGCGCGCGTCATGAGCTGGCTAATTAGCGTCGGCTTCACCTTGCGACTCCTCGTTGGCGGCCATCTCCAGAACCTGCGGGGCGGCCTGGTCCTGGATCAGCGACACCAGCTGGTAGGACGACACGAAGGGGGCCTGCCCGAGCACGCTGAGCAGCGCGTTGATCTCCGGCAGGGTCATCTCCAACTTGATTCTGTTCTCTTCCATCTAGCTCTCCTTGATAAGTTGTTCGATCTGGTCGTGAAGGTCCTGCACGGCGCCCGTGTTGTTCACCTGGGCGTCGAAGTACTCGGGCACGAACTCGCTGGGGTGCGTGCCCTGGATCTGCTGGAGCGGGTCCGGCCGGACCACCCGCACCACCACGGCGCCGAGCGACAGCGCCGCGTCCAGCTCGTTGTCGAAGCGGCAGTCGTCCGTCACGACGTTACGGCCGCCGTCGAGCAGCCGCTGCACGCTGGCGCGCCAGCTGTTCACCCAGAGGTCCGGGCTGATGATGTCCCGGCCCCACTCGGTGCCAAGGGTCTGCATGGCGAACCGCGGCGTCTTGCCGCCCAGCAGCCCGCAGGGCATCTCCTTAAGTGGCCCCTCGATGTGCTCGGCGGTTAGGCCGAGCGTCAGCAGCATGTCCTTGAGCACCTGCGCGAACTTGACGCAGGTGTAGCCGTGCGTGTCCCGCAGGTACTGCGAGACCGTCGACTTACCCGACCGGGCCCTGCCGGTCAGCACGATGATCCTGGGGCTCATACGCCCATCTCCTTTTTAATGAACTCCACGGCACGTTTGAGGTGGTAGCGCCAGTACTTCTCCGTGACGCCGACCTCCTCGGCCGTCCTGCCGGTCAGGAAGGCCTCCACGATCTCGCGCTGCCTGGGCTCGAGCCTCTCCTGGACGATGCGCCGTATGTCGACGATGTCGTCCCCCGTCCAGGGCAGCCAGCCCTCGAAGTTGGCGCTGGACAGCCCGTCGAGGTCCTCCTGCTCCATCAGGTCGGGCTCCTCGTCGGACAGCCTGGGCGCCGCCGCGTTAACTTTGTGTACGATTGTTGTCATCCTGTATCAACTTATACAAAGTCCAGGGCGCTCAAGACCGCGTCCTGCAAATTTATTTTTCCCTCCAGCACCATCAGGGCCTGCTCGTCGATTGTCTTGGTGGCGAGCAGGTGGTGGATGGTGACGGGCTTGGTCTGGCCCTGCCGGTGGACCCGGGCGTTGGCCTGCACGTAGCTCTCCGAGCTCCACGGGATGTCGTACCAGACCACGTGGGCCATCTCCCCGGCGTTGCACTGCAGGTTCACGCCGATGCCGCCGGACTGGGGGTGCGCCACCATGACCGGCACCTCGCCCCTGCGCCAGGCCTCGATGGTGCCCGTGTCCATCTCCCTGGCCTGGGGGAACCTGGCCAGTATGCGGCGCAGGGCGCTGCGGTAGTTGTAGAACACCAGCACGGGGCCGGAGCTCTGCTCCACGATCGACTCGAGCGAGTCCAGCTTGCCGCCGTGGACCTCCACCTCGGCGCCCTCCAGGTCGTACATGACCCCGGAGGTCAGCTGCATCAGCTTGTTGACCAGCGCGGCGGCGCTCACGGCGGTGATGTCGGTGCCGTGCACGTTGGTGACGAGGTGCTTCTTGAGCTCCTTGTACTTGGCGGCCGCGTCGTCGTCGAGCGGCACCGCGTGGTTCACCACGGAGCGGGTCGGCAGCTGCAGGTAGTCCTCGGCCCTCAGGCTGAAGCACACGTCGGATATTTTGTTCAGGATCGCGGCGGCGGCGCCGGGGCGCGGCTTCCAGTTATACACGACGCCGTTGCGGCGGCTGCGGTCCCCCGGCAGCATGTAGTTGTCCCTGAAGCTGGTGACGCCCTTGCCGAGCCGCTCCCCGCCGTCCAGTATGAACACCTGGGACCAGAGGTCCCCGAGGCCCTGCGGGGTCGGGGTGCCGGTCAGGATGAACTTTCGCCGGAATGTGGGCAGAACCCGGCGCAGCGCCTTGAAGCGCTTCGTGGAGGGGTCCTTGAAGCGGCTGCTCTCGTCGACGACGAGGTTCTGGAAGAGCCCCGGCACCCAGCTGTCCACCAGCCACGTGAGGTTCTCCACGTTGATGACGTAGACGTCGGCGTCGGAGTTTAGCGCCATGTAGCGCTCACGGCGCGGCCCCATCACCTTGGCCACGCGCATGCCGGCCAGGTGCTCCCACTTCTCGCACTCCTGGGCCCACACGGTCTCGGCCACGCGCTTAGGGGCGACGATCAAACTCCGTCCCGGGCAGTGATCCCGGATAATGGTGAGGCACGTTATTGTCTTGCCCAGGCCCGGCTCCATCAGCAGGCCCACGCTGCCCGTCGTCGCGGCCTGCTCGATCAGGCGCCTCTGGTATGGGTGAAGGTTTTCCCTCAATAGCACGTAGCACCTCCTTTCGTTTGTCGTGCAGCCAGTCGGCCACCTTGTAGAGCTCGCGCTCGGTTATGTTCTGCTTGATCCTGTTCGCGAGTGTCGATATGAACGACACGTTGCACCTTATGTACCCAAGCTCTGGCACCACGCGGTCCAGGGACGGCATGTCGGACGACCTTCCCTGGCCAACCCGGCCCCACTCGAAGGGCGTGCCGAAGACCGGGCAGCGGTCGGTGGCGATCTGGTGTAGGTGCTCGATGTCCAGGTCGAAGGGGAGCCCCCGCTTCTTGGCCCGGCTCTTTGCGAGCGTGAGCAGCTTGCGGAGGTGTCCGTCCTTCGTCGACCGCCTGGCCATGCTCCTCTGCGCATCTGATAAGCCCATCTACCTGCTCCTTGGTTCGTATCACGAGCACGGGGTGCCCCAGCTCGGACATCTGCGAGAACACCAGGCGCTGCCTCGGGGACAGCCGCCCGGTGGGCGTCTTAAGTTCGACGAATATGACCCTACTCCTCAGGAGCACTATTCGGTCCGGCACCCCCGTCACCGTGCTCGTCCACTTCAGGCACATCCCGCCCGCCCGCGCCACCCTCAACGCGAGGTACCTTTCGATGTCTCTTTCCAATTAGCTTCTCCCTGTGCATCTCCACGCCGCGCGTGAGCTGCCGTACGATGTGCTCCACCAGGTAGGCCCGGGACTCGTCGCCGATGTCGACCTTGTCCTCCCCGATGTGCTCAAACACCCGCGTGACGCAGTGCGTCGCCTCGTGGGCGATGGTGCCGGCCAGGTACTCCGGGCCCATGACGTCGAGGTCGTCCATGTCGAACACCATGACGATGATGCCCTCCTTGCCGTCGCTGAGGTAGTGCGTCTCCGCCACGCCGTAGTCCAGCGCGGTGGCCCTCACGTTGATGCCGTGGTCCTGCAGTATCTTCTGGAACGTGTCGTTCGAGAAGCACAGCTTGATCTGGACCGGGAAGTGCCCGCAGTCCACGTGGTAGTAGCCCCATTTTTTACCTGCCACCGCTTCTCTCCTTGATTGTTTGCATGATTGTCTTTCGTTGCTGCTCCGAGTAGGACAGCCAGTTCTGTATCTGCTCGATGGTCCGGCCGCAGCCGTGGCAGCGCTGGTCCAGGAAGCCGACCACGCATACGCCCTGGCAGGGCGACTCTACCGCCGGAACCTGTGCGCCAGAAGGAGCGCCAGGATTACCACCGGGGCCACCTGCAGCAGCGGCCATATTGCGCACAGAATCTCTCCGATCATTTTTATCCCCCATTTGTGTTGTCCCTCCCCTCCTCAGGCCCCCGCTTCTCTGCCCGCTGAACGCTCAGCACGAACGCAATTAGCCCGTCGTCCTTAAAATTCCAGCGGCCAAAGTCGTCCTGCCAACCATGCGTCTCGGCTAATTCAAAAATGTCTTCGTCCCTCATGTGTTCCTCTCCTTTAGTTTTGCCTCGATAGCCCTGGCGAAGTCGAAGTGGTCCTCGTCGTCCATGGCCTCGTAGATGTCCGCCTCCGTCAGCCCGACCCAGGGCGCACGACGGCGCGCCTCGCGCACGTAGTCGTCGTTGCGCCGGCGCGTGGCCTCCAGGCCGGCGATCAGGGCCTGCACGAAGAACGCCTCGAAGATGCGCGACATGGTCGCCTCGTCGGCGGTGACCGCGAAGGTTGCGCTCCCGTCCGGGTGCTCCTCCTTGAGCTTCACATCAAGGCCGGCGGTAAATTCAGTGTCTCCTCCGCCCACTTCTTTTTGAAGTAGGCCGCCACCGTCTCCCGCTCCTGCTCCGTCTTCCATGGGCTCTCCCACCTCGCCACCGTAAGGCCACTTTCGTGAAGCCCTTCGGAGGGAGCCCCAGAACTCCTCGTCGTCGTCCTCGTCCTTGCGTTCATCCCTCATTGCCCTTCCCCTATCTTTAGGTTTGCCTCGATTGTACCCTCGTTCGTCCCGACCATCAAGCGGACTGCAGCACCACGGCGCTGGTCACGACGTCGCCGTGGTCGCTTATCGACACCAGGCAGCCCGCCGCGCCCTCGATGTAGGGCCTCCCCCGCTCGTCGTTCAGGACCTGCACCTGGCGCCAGCCGAGCCGGGAGCCGCTGGCCTTGAAGTAGCTCTCCTTGGCGCAGATGCGCCGGGCCAGGTAGGCCGCGGCCAGGTCCTCCCCCGCGGTGTCGCGCAGGTCCAGGAACACCTGCATCTCCTGCTCGCCGAGCACCTGCCTGGGCAGGGCCTCACCGACGCGGCGCAGGCTGTCCCGCACCGCTGATAGCGTTAGCACGTCCACCCCGAGCCCCGTGATCAAAATGGCTCCTCCCCCATGCCGGCGATGCTGTCCAGGTAGGCCCGGGCCCTGTCCGTGAGCCTGACGCCGGCGTAGACCTGGCGCCTGCGGGCGCCGACCTGCCGGGAGGTGCTCTCGATGGGCAGGTCCTGCGTGGCCGCCATGAAGCGCTTCTTGAAGCTCTGCTCGGTGCCGGCGTGCAGGTTCTTGCTGTGGCACCAGCGCCGGTAAACGGCGAACATGTCCTCCTTGGTCACGTGCTCGGACTGGTCCAGCACCGCCACGTCCTCGAAGAAGCTGCCCACCGGGTTGGACATCTCCTCCATGGCCCGCACGAGCTCCACGCCCGAGGCCGGCTGCAGGAAGTGCCCGCCGCGTGCCAGCCTGCGGCTCAGTCCCTCCATGCCCCAGTTAAACACGCCGCTGAGCTCCGTCATCAGGCGGCCGGAGAGCTCCGTGTCCTCCCTGCCGTAGAACGATTTTGTCATGCGAAGCACGATCATGCGGCCAGTTAGCGCGTTGCTGTTCTCCGTGACCTGCAGCAGCTCGTTCGAGTAGACCACGATGCGGGTGGGCAGGTAGCCGTTCCAGGCGTCGCGGTTCTTGCGGTTCACGGTGACCGTGTCGCCGCCGACGATGCGCAGCAGCTGCGACACCACGGCGTTGCGGTTCCTCTCCGGGGCGCGGGCGTCCGTGAAGCTCGCCAGCAGCTTGCCCAGCCAGGGCTGCAGCCCGAAGGTGTCGGTCAGCTCGGCCAGCTCGGGGGCGACCGTGTTGTGCTGCCCCAGCAGCGCCACCAGCACCTTGTTGATGGTGCCCTTGCCCGAGCGGCGCGGCCCGATGATGTTAAAGAACTTCTGCTGCCGGGTGTCGCCCGAGAGGATGTAGCCGAAGATCTCCTGCAGGCAGTCGATGGAGCCCTGGTCGTCCGGCCAGATCTGCGACAAAAAGTCCCGCCAGCCCGGGCAGTCCGCCGCCGGGTCGTACGGGAAGGGCAGGCTGTTCTGCGTGAAGAAGCCCAGGCTGTGCGGCAGCAGCACCCGCTCGTCGATGTGGAACAGCCCGTTCTGCAGGCTGATGAGCCGTGAGGCGTCGGGCCGACCGCGTTGGTAGCCCTCCAGCCAGACCGGCGGCCGCGTGTTGGGCCGGTTCTCCAGATGCACCAGCGCCTTGGTGGCGTCCATGGCGGCCGTCACCGCGGCCGGGTTGGGGTCGAAGGGCACCACGTTGCCCTTGCGGTCCTGACGGTGGCACCTGTCAAGGAACCGGTACACCCTGGACCGCACGGTGCCCTCCTCGACCATCTCGTAGTGCGTGCCGCGGTGCTCGAAGAAGTCGTTGGCGTAGTGCACCAGCGTCGTGCCCTCCTCGCCCGTGTGGCAGGCCTCCAGGTAGCGCCGGGCGTGCGTCATGGGGGCCTGGTCCAGCACCATCTGGCCGGCGTCGATGGCCGCCCTGAGGGCGCCCTGGCGGGCCCTGAACAGCAGGGACCGCAGCGTGGCGCCGCCTCCGCGGGTAAAACTCTGCCACTTGCGGTCGCAGGCGCCGGGGCTGTAGCCCGGCACGCTGCCGTCGCCGGCGCTCCAGCGGTCCCAGGCCTCGCAGGCCTCCACGTCGCCGCCGAACTGGTGGTGCAGGGCCATGCCCACGGTCAGCCAGTCGGTGTAGCCGCAGTCCGGGTCCAGGTGCGGCAGCACCTCCGACTCCACCCTGGCCAGGTCGTAGCCCTCCAAGGGCGGGCTGTAGTCCGCGAAGTCGTCGCCGGAGGCCGCCACCGTGCGGGCCGGCACCAGGTGCGAGAGGTCCTGCGGCTCCGCGGGTATGGTGCCGCCCAGGTGGTGCCCCGTCACCGTGAAGTAGCGCCCCCTCGGGTAGATCTCCAGCCCCCTGTCGTGGTCGACGTGGGCCGACTCCAGGCGGGCCAGCGTGAATATCTTGACGCCGGTGCCGCTCGGGCTGACCTCGAGGTGGCCGGGCACCGTCTCGGCGATATGCTGCAGCGCAGCATTTGTGAAGGCGCCCAGGTCGGGGTCGTAGCAGTCGTCCAGGTCCACCCCGACGAGGCCGTCCGAGCCGTCGAAGACGAAGCCCACGCCGTCGAAGCGTCCGGTCTCGTAGGCGGCCTGGGCCGACAGGAAGTCGGTCCACGTGTCGGGCCTGGTCGATGAGGCGGCCTGGCCGGATGCCTGCAGCGGCATCTTGGACCAGCGGCGGTTCTCCGGGTCGCCCACCTCGACGAGGCGCCAGAGCACCCACCTCGGGGTCTGCTTCAGGAGCATCGGGATGCCCTCAAAACGCACCAAAAGGGTGCATGGCTTGCTCATTTGGGGCTCCAGGTATTAAGATGTGCAAGGGTTGCAAGGGTTGCAAGGGTTGCGGCGTCGTTGATTTTTGGATTTTTGAAAATTTTTGCTTTTTGCATGTGCTTGATTTTCTTGAATTTATTTTTTCCAGGTATTAAGATGTGCAAGGGTTGCAAGGGTTGCAAGGGTCTAAACCTCTTTACTTATTCTTTTTAAAAAAAAGAAAAGAGAGGTAGGGAGGGTGAGGTGTGTTTTAACCCTTGCAACCCTTGCAACCCTAACGCAGGTCATGGCCGGTCCAGCCTCCCCGACTTGATCCACTCCTCCACCCAGCGGCGAAAGTTGCGCCGGTTCTCCGGCGTCTGGGGCTCCGTCGGGTCCCACTCGAAGTCGGCCAGGTGCCGGCCGGTGCCGGCCTCCGTGACCACCACCCGGAGCAGGTCCCCGCCCTCGTGCACCTCGGCCCTGATGTACTTGTCGCTCATTCGTCTGCCTCCTCGCCTAGTTTGTCCTGGTCCAGCGCGTCCAGGGAGATGGGGTCACGCGTCAGGAGGGGCCTCAGGCGGGCTATGCGGGCCCTGGTGAGGCCCGTGGCCCTGGATACCTCCTCGGGGGTCGGCTCGCGGCCGGCGGCCTGCTGGAGGGCCCTGTCGGCGTAGCGCAGCCGCCTCAGTTCCTCGGCCACGTTGACGGGCACGCGGATCATGGACCACTCGTTGTCGAGGGACCGCTGCAGGCCCCTCAGGATGAAGGGCTTGGCGTAGGTGGCCAGCCGGGCGCCGTTCTTTGGCACCCAGCGCCTGGCCGCCCTGAGCAGGGCCTCGTTTCCGATGCCCACCAGGTCCTCCAGCGGCACGGGGCCGTAGCGCCAGGCCGGGGTCTCCTTCAGCACGGAGACCACGAAGCGCATGTTGTGGCGCACGAGCCGGTCGAGGGCGGCCTGGTCCCCGGCCTGCACAAGTTCGGCGAGCCGGGCCTCCTCCTCGTGGCTGAGGGGCTCGAGGCGGTGCAGGGACCGCAGGAGCCCGCCCAGCGCGCCGCCCTCAGCGGCGGCCATTGAGTGTGTCCGGGTTGGTCATCGCCGGCCCCTAGTAAAAGAGCGCGGAGAGGAGCATGGGCCCGAACACCGCCAGCGCAATCAGCAGCAGGGTGCAGGCCCAGCCTATCAGCGTGGTGGGCATGTCGGGGTCGCGGTCGATGAAGATGGTCTTCCTTGGCATTTCGTTCTCCTAGGTGATCTTGTTGATTATGATGAGCACGCACGCGGCGCAGAGCGCCAGCACGTAGACGATGAATAGTAACTGCCCCGGCCGGCCCCTCATTCTGAGGCCTCCGCCTCGTCCAGGTCGACGCCGAGGGCCTTGAGGCGGTCCCGGCAGCCCAGCACCAGGGCGACGTAGTACATCTCGTCCTCCTGGTCCCCGCGGGCCTTGGAGAGGGCCATGCGGGTGCTGTAGTGCACCAGCCGGGAGACCTGGTTGGCGATGAGTCGGTGGGGGTTCTCCTGCCGGACCTTCATCACGCGCCCTTCACGTCGATGATGGTGCCGCGGTTGATGGCGCGGTACTCGCCCTTGGCCATGTCAAAGACCGTGATGTACTGCAGGGGGTCGAGGGTGCTGACGCCGCCCTTGAGGTGCTTGGTGACGCCCATGCGGCAGTTCATCTTGCGGACCTCGCCGTTCTTCTTGACGAAGGTGACGGTGATGATGCCGGTGCTGGCCTCGACGCGCTGTGCGAGTTCGTGTGAATTGGTGGTGTCCATGGTGGTTCCTTTCTGGTTTGTGTTGGGTACATTGTAGCGCCTGTCTGGGGCCGGCGCAAGTGCCCGTGGCTAGTCCATCCGGCCGTCGTAGTACTCGGCCTCCACGCCCATCTCGGCGAGGTACTGCAGCGCGACGTGGTGGGTCTGGTAGGCCGCCACGTTGCCCTGCACGAAGTCGCCGCGGGCGATGGTGACCTCGCGCGGGCGCTTGTCGCCGGCATTGGCGACGTAGACCCGCAGGCCCTTGCCAATGCAGCAGGTGCCGAGGTCGACGGCGCCTTGGTCACGCCAGTCCTCGGCCCAGCGGTCCTCGGCCTCCTTGCCAAGGCGCCTCAGTTCGGGCAGGCACTCGGGCGTGTAGGCCGTCACCTCGCGGCCTGGGTATATCTCGACGTTGATCGTTTCCATCTGGTTCTCCTCGTTGGTTGGTACGTCACTGGTTTTTCGTGGGTGCCTCTAGCCGACCTTGGCGAACATGCGCACGCGGCACCGCGCCCCGCACAGGGAGGGGTCGCTGTCGTGGTACACGCCGTCGATGAGCGCCACGGCGTGGCCGGACCTGATGATGACCCAGCGGCCCTTGGGGTTCTCGCGGGCGAACTGGGCGAAGGTGGGCCGCTCGCGGCGAGGCGTGGGCGTCAGTTCGACGAGCATGCCCCTGAGGTCGGTCAGCGCGCCCGAGATTAACGCGACGCAGGTGCTCCTTCCGAACTTGCGGCCCCTGCGCTCGAGCGCCTCGTGGGCGCGCTGGTAGGGCACGTTGAGCGCGAGGGAGACGGCGCGCACGGCGCAGTCGTTCCGCTCGGTCGGCAGGTCGCGGGGGTTGGCGGCGACGAAGTTCTTCATGTCGGTCCTTTACAGTCGGTCGAGGGAGTTGACGCAGACCAGCCCGACGAATTCGCCGGAGAGGGTCTCGGTGTAGCACATGCCCATGGTCCCGTTTTTGGGTGTGCCGTGCGGCTGGATGACCCGCAGCCGCATGCCGTCGGGCAGGCCGGCGGTGTTGGGCCGGCAGAGGTCAAACAGGACCGGCTTGAACTGGTAGATGCCGCCGAGTCTTACTCGCTTCATTTTTGGTGCTCCTGTGTGTGGTGGTAATTGTCTTGTTCATCCTGAGACGCCCCCTCGGGCGTTTCGGCCTCTGAGGCCTCGTCAGTCAGGCTAGTCGCGGTAATTGCATACCTTCGCGATCACGCGCCAGTTTACATTGTCGAAGTAGTCGAGCGATGATTCGACCACGAACTGGGCGAAGAACTTCTCGAGGTCCTCGTCCTCGGCCGTCTGCCGGACGTAGTTCTCGGCGTACTCGCGCGCCACGTCGGCGTTCCACTGTGACCAGTTGGTCTCGGCGTCGCGAAAGAGCGTGTGGTAGACCAGCCACGTGGCCCTGTTGGGCCAGCCGTCATGTTCTTCTGCCATCTTGAATCTCCTCTTGTGGTGGGTGACATTTATCTGGTTTTTCGTGGGTGCTTTTTAGCCGCCGGCCCTCTCGATGACGACCTGCGCCACGTCGTCGAAGGATTCTTCGGCGTAGCCGTCCACCCCCTCGACCCACAACTTCTTCTGATGACCGTAACGAATGGTGGCCCCGAGTCCGTAGAACGCGACCAAGCATGCCGCCGCCTCCGGTTCATGGCAGGCCGCTTGGTAGATGCCGTCGGAATCGTAAATTTTGAAACGTGGTGATGCTGCCATGTTGTGTCTCCTTATGCGCTGTACATGTCGAACCAGATCAAAGCCTCCTTGCGGGTCTTGGTCTCCCGCACTATCAGCCCCGTGGCCTTGCATGTCACGACCCATGTGACGCTGGCGGTCGTGTTGTGGTTGTAGGTTTCCTTGCGGCTGAGGGTGACCTTGTCATTTTCTTGAATTGGCGTCTGCATGGTGCTCTCCTGTGGTGGTTGATCCTGAGACGCCCTCTCGGGCGTTTCGGCCTATCAGGCCTCGTCAGTCAGGCTGGCACTACTCTGAACTTCGTATTTCATTTTGTGCTCCCTGTCTGGTTGGTGCGCAGGCCGCTGAAGAACTGGCGGCCCAGATAGTCAATGGCAGCCTGCCGGGTCTCAAACCGACCGCTGATCGGGGTGTGGTGTTTGCCGCGCACGACGAACCAGCCGCCGAGCAGTTTGTTGTGGACAACTTTAGCCATGATGTGCTCCTGTGTTTTGAGTGGTGACACATTACTGGTTTTTCGTGGGTACTTTTTGCGGAACCCTCGGGCCTCAGTGTGTCACCCGTCTGGTTTTTCGTGGGTACTTCTCTGGGCGCACCTCGTGCTCCCGCCGCTGTCTTAATGCCTTTTTGTCTCGCCCCACCTCAAATGGCCCCCGTGCGCGCGTCTACAGCCATTTTGAGCCGATTTGGAGGGGGTCCGGTACCCCAGCATGCACCAATTTGCCGACCGCTCCTAGGCCGTTCTGGTGGCTCCTAGGGGGTGCGCCCCGTGGCGCCCCTCGGGCTGGTTGCCTAATGCCCCAGTATGCCTCCCCGCCACGTCGGCCCCTGAGGCCCCCTAGGCGCCTTGGCTGGCCCCCCAGCAAGAACCGTGCCAAGTTGCCACGATGCCCACACCGGCGAGGTGGCAAGGCGGCCACGCTGGCACGGTTCTTGCTAGGGGCTTAGCAAGAATCATGCCAGCGTGCCAAGTACCCACACCGCCGTCGTGGCCTCCTCGGCTGGTTGGCACGTTCCTTGCTGGGGCCGCGACGTGAGTGAGCGCTCACTGGGGCGGTGCCCACGCTGGCGGCGCGGTCAATGCGGCACGTTGGCACGGCGCTTGCTAGGGGCCACGATGTGAGTGAGCGCTCACTGGGGCGCACCTTGTTGGTGCGTTGTAGGTGAGCGCTCACTAGCGCAGGGGGGCCTTTCGCAACGAGGCAACCCGGCTAAGTGAGTACCCACCCACCCCACGGGGCCCCCCGGCACTGGTCGCCAGTTCGTATAATTTTTTTTATTTTTTAGGTGGAGAGGTATTAAGACGTGCAAGGGTTGCAAGGGTTGCAAGGGTTTATTCCTTGTTGATCGATTAAAAAAATAAAAAGAGAGAGTGGTGAGGGGGGTGCAACTGTGTTTAGACCCCTGCAACCCTCGCAACCCTTGCAGATTTCACCTGGCGGAAAATTTTTTTATAATTTTTGCATTAGTGGTATTAAGATGAAACGAGTCAACCCGACCACCATGTCGCCGTTCAGGCGCGGCGACGTCCGAGAGGACGGCCTGGTATTCTTCGGCTACACGAAGAAGCTGCGCCAGGACGGCACCTTCAAGGAGATCTGGCTGCGCCCGGCGGTGTCGGAGCGTGTGAGGGGCCGCGACCGGGACCGCAAGAAGGAGCGCCGACGTGGCGACCGCGTCTAGCTGCGCCGTGCCCACGCCGGACGGGTGGAGGCTCGCCTCCGAGCTCATGGCCGGCGACACGGTCTTCGCCGACGACGGCTCCCCGCAGCGCGTCACGGTGGCGCACCACTACATCCCCTCGCGCTGCTACCGGGTCACGTTTGACGACGGGCTGTCCATCGAGGGGGACCGTCACATGTCCTTCGTGCTGACGGACCGGAAGTGGCGCCTGAGGGAGAGCGAGATGCTCAACCGCAAGAACCGCAAGTACATGCGAGGCATGAGCCGGCCGCTCTCGCGCCGCAGCGTGCACCAGCTGCTCGAGGAGGGGCTGCTCACGAGCCACAACCGCACGCAGTACGCCCTGGAGACCTGCGGGCCGGTGCAGTACGCGGAGAGGAACCTGCCCGTGCCGCCCTACGTCATGGCGCTCTGGGCCGCCACGCTCTCGGAGACGGGCAACAACTGGGTCGCGGAGGAGTCCTTCCACAAGATCCGGGCCAGCTGCCGCGCGCTTGGGTACACGCTGACGCCCAGGCGGCTCACCAATGGGCGCCGGATGTTCCTGATTGGGCCGTCAGTTCGCAACACCTTCCTCTTCATGGGGCTGCCGCAGCCGGTCTGGATACCCGGGCAGTACTTCAGGGCCTCCGCGGACCAGCGCAGGGAGCTCCTCAGGGGCATGAAGGAGGGCGGCATGATCACGAAGGCCGCCGGCGACGGCCGCCAGGGCATCGCGGACAGAAACTACCGGCACCAGAGGCGCGTCCAGGAGCTCCTGGAGTCGCTCGGCGTCAAGACGAGGCTCATCCACAACCCCACGCTGAACAACTACTCACTGATTTTCAACATAAACGTGGAAAAACCACAACTTAAGCGACGATTCTTGAAGAAAATTGAGCAGACGACGCCCATCCAGTGCTCCCACGTGCTGGCGGAGCGCCCGATTTTGGTCGGGGAGGGGTTTTTGGCGGTATGCTGACCCAAAAACAGGAAAAAATCCTCGCCGAGTTCGCGAAAAACAACAAGCACTGGCCAAAGCAGCAGCTTGAGGCCGCGCTGTGGCAGGTGAAGTGGTCGATCACGGCCCTGCCGCACCAGCGCGAGCCCGGGGACGGCGAGTACGACACGTTTTTGATGCTCGCGGGCCGCGGGTCGGGCAAGACGCACACCGCGAGCCACTGGATCGGCATCCGGGCCTGGAAATTTGCCGAGACGAGGTGGCTGGTGACGGCGCCGACCTCGAGCGACATCCGCGCGACGTGCTTTGAGGGCGACTCGGGGCTGCTGAACATCATCCCGAAGTCGCTGATCCAGGACTACAACAAGTCGCTCTTTGAGATCACGCTTACGAACGGCTCCATTATCCAGGGCATACCCGGCTCGGAGCCGGAGCGCTACCGGGG